ATTCCTTTTTCCTCCATTTTTTCTTTTCCTATTTTATTCCTTTGAGGTTAGGGTGTCAAGTTTTATTATACTACATCAAGAGTTCCATCACATCATCAAATGTGATATTGGCAGTAGAGGTGGAAGTGCCGTCTTCCGCACCGCCTGTTGCATTGAAAATGCCGGTCGGTTTTCCCTTGCCGTCACCAACAAAGAATGCCTCTTCTTCCTTTGCACCAATACGGCGTGCAAACTCTTTTGCAATGTAGGACGGCAAATCAAATACAGAATCATTGAGAAGTTCCTCAGAAATTTTGATCGCTGTTCCAAGCTTGTATGCAGAAAGCGATGCCTGTCCGAACGTATCATCAGAAAGAGAATACTGCTGTTCTTCGTCCATCCAGACAGCCTCGCCCTTGGAAGTCACAATCGGAATCTTGCGGTCGCCGTTGGAAGTTTTGATGACCGTTGCCATCTGGCGGAAAATGCTCTCTTCCTCTAATGCTTCCACCAGTTTTCGTTCAAACTCATCCGGCACAAGATAACCGCCCTCTGCATCTGTACCAATGTGCAAATCGTCATGGACATCAATCCAATTGCGGTTTCTGACGCTGTTCCAGAATGCCGTTTTGTAAGTATCGCTTGCCGTACCTGTCTTTTCCGTTACATTCGGAGTTGCAGGCTTACCGAGAACAGGAGTGGAAGTTGCTTTGTTCATTTCAGCTTCGATTTCAGCTTGTCGTTCCAGACGCTGAATTTCCTTGCCAAGGTCGACAATGGTCTGTTCCATTGCATCATAGGTCTTGGAATCTTCCTCACTGAGCACGCCGTTTGCATTTCGCTTGCTATCAAGAAAATCACGTGCTGTATCCCAAGCCTTCTTTCTCTTTTCTCTGAGTTCTTTAATCGTCATAGCCATAGTTAAAATCCTCCTTAATATTTCAGTAATGCCAGCCTTTTTTCAAGCTGATCAATCGGTGTACCTGTAACAGATTCTGCTGATGCAGATACTTTGGATAAGAATGCAGATAGATTCTTCGATTTGGAATAGGTCATTGCGGTAAGTGTATCTTCTTTTTCCTCTTCATCTGGTTCTTCCTCTTTGGGAACAACAGGTATTTTCTTCTCTGCAAAAAGAATCCCGTCCACAAATCCCATCTCATGAGCCTTTTTTGCATTGAGCCATGTTTCATCGGACATCAGCTTCGCAATCTTATTTCTGCTGAGATGAGATTTGGTTTCGTAGGCGTTAATAATGCTTTCTTTTACCTCATCCAGCAAGATGATAGCCTTTTCCATATCTGCCTTGTTTCCCATAGCACAAGTGCTGGGGTCGTGGATCATCATCATTGCAGTCGGTGCAATTAAAGTTTCATCGCCTGCCATTGCCACAACAGAAGCCGCTGATGCAGCAATACCGTCAATTTTCACGGTAACCTTGCCTTTGTGATTTTTCAGCATGGAATAAATCTGACTTGCAGCGAACACATCACCGCCCGGCGAATTCAGCCAGACTGTCAGATTTCCGCTGACTTTTGCGAGTTCATCACGAAACAAAGCAGGTGTCACTTCATCGCCCCACCAGGTATCTTCAGAGATAGGACCGTTAAACAAAAGCTCTGTTTCCGATGTATCTTCGTTTTGGATAAAGTTCCAGAATTTCTTCATTTGGTTTTCTCCTCCTTTTCTGAATTTTGATTTGCAAATGCACCTGCATCAGCGAGTTTTGTAAAGCTGCCATTTACAAGATACAAGTTACCGCCTTCCTCCTCAGAAAGCATATTCATATCTTCCTTTTCACGGATATCGTTGGCAGACATCCAGCCATTCTGTCTTGCGGTAGCATAACCCTGCATACGGGAAGCATAATCGCCACGCAGAAGTCCGTCTACATTGAACTTCACAAAATACTGCCCCTTTTCAGAATCAGAAAGAAGTGCTTTCTGCAAAGACTGCTCCCACCTTACAATCCAAGGATCAAGGCTGTATTTCACGAAATCCAATGACAGATGTTCTACGTTACTGAATGTTGCATGGTCAAGGTCACCGATCATATGAAGCGGTACACGATACATTCTTGCGATTTCTTCAATCTGAAATTTTCTGGTTTCCAGAAATTGTGCTTCATTGTTTGGAATTGCAATGGGAGTAAATTTCATGCCCTCCTCTAAAACTGCGACCTTGTGAGCATTTCTTCCGCCATAGGCTCTCTGCCACGCATCACGCACACGTTCCGGATTTTTGATCACTCCGGGGTGTTCCAAAACACCTGACGGACTTGCACCGTTTCCAAAAAACGACGCACCGTATTCTTCGCAGGCAATAGAAATGCCGATTGCATTTTTCGCAAGTGCAATCGGCGAATATCCAACCAGACCATCAAATCCAAGTCCGGGAATATGCAAAACTTCATCGGCGTAAAGAACGATGTCACCCTGTTCTTTCAGATTCGGATTTGCCTCATCGTAACGGCTGTAAATGTATATCAGGCGGTTTTTTTCATCACGGTCAACCTTCATTTTGTCAGGCATCAGAGGATACAGTCCTAAAACATCACCTCTGCCGTTTCGGATAATCTGTGCATAGGCATTGCCGTAGATAAGCAAGTGTGACATTAAGGTTTCTCGGAAAACAAAAGAAGTCATTTCAGGATTTGGCTGATCGTGGAGCAAAAAATAAAGCGGATGCCATGGCACTCGCTCTTTTCCTTTATCGTTATATTTGTACAAATGCAGTGGCAGCTGTGCAATCGCTTCTGACAGCACACGCACACAGGCATAAACCACAATATGCTGCAGGGCTGTTCTGTCTGTGACACGTTTGCCGCTGTTCGCTCGTCCGAAAAAGTATGTGTATGACGGGCTGTCATAACTGTTTTGAGGCTTATCTCTGGATTTGAATAACCTGCTGAAAATACTCATATAAAAAATCCTCCTGTTATTTTTCATTTTTCTATTGACATTTGATAGCATTTATGCTATCATAAGAATAGAAGTAAAATCGATGGAGATTATACAATGTACGAGATTGAATTTTATGAAAAAGAAAACGGTGAATCTGACGTCTGGGATTTTCTTGAAGAATTGCGAGAAAAATCGGAAAAAAGCAAGGACGCAAGAATCCAATATAACCAGTTGATGCTTCACATTCAGCTGCTTCAAAACAATGGGACTCGGCTGCCAAACAACATTACAAAACATATTGAAGAAGATATCTGGGAGTTAAGACCTGGAAACAACAGAGTTTTTTATTTCTACTACTGCAATGATACTTTTGTGTTGCTGCATCATTTCAGAAAGAAAACACAAAAGACACCGCAGCGTGAAATTGAAAAAGCAAAATCAGAACGTGACGATTATCTATCCAGAAAGGGGTCATGATTTATGAGAACATGGAATGATTACAAAGAACACGTAAAAGCAACCAGCCCTCAGGGAAAAGCAGACATAGAAGAAATGGAAGCAATTGCAGCCATTATC